AATCGGGCGAAACTTTAGTTGAGCCATATAGGAGTGGGAAATGAATGTATTAAGTTTGTTTGACGGTATGAGCTGCGGAAGAATTGCACTCGAAAGAGCAGGAATTAAAGTAGATAAATACTTTGCTGCTGAGATTGATAAGTACGCTATACAGATAGCTAAGAAGAATTACCCAGACACTATGCACCTGGGTGATGTCCAAGAAGTAATGTACCCTGAGTCATTTGATGGACATAAGATTGACTTGGTGATTGGTGGCTCGCCTTGTCAGGGATTTAGTTATGCTGGTGCAAGACTAAACTTTGATGACCCAAGGTCAAAACTATTCTTTGAATACGCTCGATTAGTTAAAGAGTGTAATCCTAAATACTTTCTACTAGAAAATGTAAGAATGAGTCAGGAAAGCCAAGATACTATAAGTGAAATACTTGGCGTTAAACCAATATCTATAAACTCCAATCTTGTATCTGCACAAAATAGATACCGTTTGTATTGGACAAATATACCTTTCTACCAGTATCCCATAGATAAACAAATCATGATGAAAGATATCTTAGAATTTAGCCCAGAAGAGTTTACGATAATGAGTGATAAATTCACTAATCGTAATAAAAATGCTGGGTGTCTGACTGATGGAACAAAGGAAAAGGCTAGTAGCCTGTCTGCTATGGAGTATGTAAAAAATGGCAGACAAGGTGATTACATTTCATGTAACAGTGATGGCGTACCTACTAAAGATGGATTAATATTGGTTGGTCATGCTGACCTGAATGGACATGATTGTATTAAGCGTGTCTATCATCCCAATGGTAAATCAGCGACCATGAATGCCTGTACTGGTGGAAACAGAGAGCCAAAGGTAGCAATGAACGATCAAAAGTGGCGAAAACTTACACCTATAGAGTGCGAGCGTTTGCAGACAGTTCCAGATAATTACACAGAGGGAGTGTCAAAAACACAAAGATATAGAATGCTAGGCAACGGTTGGACAGTTGACGTTATTTCACATATATTTAAAAACATGGAGGCGTGATATGAACGGTAAAGGCAGCAAGCAAAGACCAACAAACAAAGCTAAGTTTGATTCTAATTACGATGCAATATTTAACAAATTAGAGGAAAAACCAATGACACAGCAAGAGAGAATCCATAATTATCTGCAAGAAAATAAATACATAACTGGGCGTGAAGCATTAATAGACTTGGGTATTTACCGATTATCGGCTAGAATCTCCGAAATGATGCAAGATGGCATAGATATTAAGAAGAAGCGTATCACTGTTAAGAACAAGTTTAATGAGTCTTGCAGTGTAATGCAGTATTCGCTAGGGGAATAATTATGTTATGTAAAGACGGTAGTACATACGAACCAAAGACAGAAGATGTTATCGCTTGGGAAAGAACTTATACAGAACGTGGTGTAAAAGTTCAGCAGGAGCTAATGTCAATGGAATCTTGGTTAGATGCTAACCCAAGTAAAAGAAAGACAAAGGGTGGCATGAAGAGGTTTATTGATTCTTGGTTAAAGAGGGCTGCCGAATCTGGCGGCTCTCCCATGGTTAAGTCTAAGAGTCAAAGTAGTAGAGCTATATCAGTTGAAGATAAGTTGGCTGATGTTAGTTGGGTTGAAAATGTGGAGGCAAAAAACAGAGCCATTAACTATTTCATAGGTAAATATGGCTATTACTTTGATGGGACTGTAAGACATGAAGACCCGAAGAATCCAGTTCAAGGGAAGACATGACACGTTAAAAGATGGTAAATACTACACTTATAACGAATTGTCAGAACTTATAGGCTCAACATATAACTGTATAAAAAACAGATTGTACAGTAAGCCGTTTTGCACTAATGATGATCTCTATCCTCCGTACTCAAGAAGCGGAGGCAAAGCAAAAAAGAAGCCTAAAGAGATTAAGAGATTAGAGACAGATGTAATGATAATATCGCAAAGCTATTTAAGGAGAAAATTATAATGCCAGCAAGAATAAAAAAAAGATATGACGGTACAAAAAGTGATGTTTTAATTAATGGGCAGTTTTATACTTATAATGAAATTGCTGAAGCAGCAGGTGTGACATACAAGGTAATTACGAACAGACTACAAAAAAGACCCTTTGTTACTGATAGAGATTTAGTTCCTGTTAACGTGGCAAAAAGAAGAGACTATCAAGCTAGAAAAAAATTAACTAGTGCCTTTGAAGATAGATGTGAAACAATAATGAATAAATGGCTGAGAGTGTCATTATGAATGCATACCATTTTACAAATAAAACTGTCATTTCTTTTAGTGGCGGTAGAAGTTCTGCATACTTACTTTATAAAACTTTAGAGGCACACGATTTTACTCTACCTAAAAACATTAAGGTGATTTTTTGTAATACTGGCAAAGAAATGCACCAGACGTTAGATTTTGTAGAAGATTGTGCTTACAACTGGAATGTACCTATTATATGGTTAGAGTATAACGGTAAAAGAACATACAAAGAGGTCAACTACGAAACAGCAAGCAGAAATGGTGAGCCTTTTGAAAAATTAATCACTGATAGATCATACCTGCCAAACAGCATGGCTAGATTTTGCACATCAGAACTTAAAGTATTGACCATTGAAAGATACATGAACTGCGAGTTTGATACTGCTGTAGGTATTCGTGGTGATGAGCCTAGGCGAGTTGTCAAGATGCGAGCAAAAGATGGCTACCATGTTCCATTAGCTGATGATAATGTAACTGAAGTTGATGTAAGTATGTTTTGGCAAAATCAAAAGTTTGATCTTCAACTGCCTAAAGCAGAGTTTAATACTTTGAGTAATTGTGACTTATGTTTTCTCAAAGGAACAAAGATAAAAAAGTCTATTATTGAGCATAAGCCTGAACTGGCTGATTGGTGGATTGCACAAGAAGATAGGCTAAATGCTAGGTTTAGAAAAGACAGTCCAAGTTATAAAGATTTGCAGATCATTGCTAAAGAGCAAAGCAATTTGTTTGATTTTGATGACAGCACCATGAGTTGCTTTTGTGGTGACTAATGAGCCAAGGAGCATTTGTGAGATTTAACAGCAGGGGTGAAGTAGAGAAAAGGTCAAAATACCTGATTGATAACATGATGGATTGGGACTTTACTCAGCCCCTGGTTGTTAAGCTAGAGAAGTACCAAGACCCAAGAAGCCTTAGTCAGAATGCGCTATCCCATATATGGTATAGAGAGATCGCTAAAGAAATGCATAATAAAGGGCATAGGGTTGAACACGATAAACCAGAGTTAGTTTGGAAGATATGGCTAAAGAAAAGATTTCTAGGGACAGACACATATAAGATAGGCAAGCATGAAATATCTGAGCAAGTTAAAAGTAGTAGCGACTTAAATAAGGGAGAAATGGCGCACTACTTAGACCAGGTGTATCATTGGGCTATTGATTTAGGGATAAAATTATCAATACCATTAGAGTGCGAGTATGCGGAGATAAAAAGACTACAGGAGAGTTAGACAATGCTAAACCCTGAAATACTGATACCGTTTTGTACAACTGAAAGACAAAAAGAAATACTGGAAGAGCTAAAAACTGCACCATCAATATCACAAGCTGCAAGAAACATTAATGCTGATAGGCGTTATATACATAGATTGTTAAAACGCCTTGAAGAAAAAGCAGCAAGCAAAGGAGTAGCCCCTCATCGTGATATAAATCATCAGACAGCAGAGGGCTTTGATATAAAGCGCATTTCAACAGCGTTTAAAGAAGATAACACAATAGCCTTACAATGGATAATCCAAGAACCAGAGAAACGCGACCTAAGACAAAAGATTGATGCTATGGTCGATGGATTGCGAGATGACCTTATAGGGTTTAAAAAGCCAGTAGAACCCCCGCAGATTGTAGATACTGATTACTGCGCACAGTACTTGGTAGGCGATCATCATTTTGGAATGCTTGCCGACTCAGATACAAAACTAGACGATGCTGATTGGGATGTAAAAATAGCAACCAAAGTCTTAGTTGATGCCGTGGATAGATTGTCGAGTCGTGTTGGAAATGCTCATACAGGAGTTCTGGTCAATGTGGGTGATCTATTTCATGCAAATTCTGGTGATAATAAGACCACTGCGGGAACACCAGTAGATGTAGATACACGCATTGGAAAGACGTTCAAACTTGCTGGCAGACTGTTCCAAACTATTATTGATAAGATGCTAGAAGTGCATCAAGAGGTAGTAGTAATTAATGTTCGTGGTAATCACGACAGCGATATGGCTTGTCACTTATCTAGTTGCTTAGAATTACTATACGACAGAGAGCCAAGAGTTAATGTGCTAAAAAACTATTCTAAGTTTCTACACTGGGAGTGGGAAAATAATCTTTTTGTTTATCACCACGGAGACAGGGTTAAGCATGAGCAGATCCTCCAGGCTGTAGTCACAAACCTTGATGAAGAATGGTCGCGCTGCAAGCATAGATACTGTCACATGGGTCACATACATCATCAAATGACCAAAGAAGTTGGAACGATGATATTTGAACACTTTGCAAGTTTGACTGCTACTGACCAGTGGCACAGTGATTCTGGTTACGGAGCAAATAGGTCAATGACAGCTATTGTCTATCACAAGAAAAACGGTGAAGATAGTAGAGTCAAAATCACAATAGATGCATTAAACGATGAGCGATAAAAAAGACAATGTTATTAAATTTCCTCAAGGCGAAGACTACAAACTTATCCGACAATATTGCGAGTGTGGGTCAGTGCTTGAGCATTGGCTTGATTCTAATGGCGATAGCTATGGGCTGTGTACTAGGTGTCATTTGGGTGTTGGCGATGAGCTTATACAGACTGCCGATGATGATGATGAGACGAGGCATTAGATGGGTAAACGAAAAGCACCAACAATCGCACAAGAAGTAGAGAAAGCTGCGAAGTTAATGCAACGCCTGGTAAGGCTTAAGGCATCTGATGATCTTGGTTACTGCCAGTGCGTTACTTGCGGTAAGGTTGATCACTATAAAAATATGCAGGGTGGTCACTTTTACGGAAGACGGCATTTAATATTTAAGGTGTACATTGAGAATTGTCACCCCCAATGTCCAGGTTGCAACCTATATGGCATGAAGACTACAAAGATACAGGAAGCCTATCGCATCTACATGGAAGATATGTACGGTGCTAGACGTATAAGAGCAATGCAGAAGTTATCCTGGAGGAAGCCACCCAAGTTTAACAGGCAAGATGTACTCGACCTACAGAAAGAGTTTAGGGATCAGATTAAGTATCACGAAGAAAGAATAGGAGAAATATAGTTTACACTTCTGTTTATTATGTGGTAGGATATATCTAAATTAATCAAAAGGAGAAAGCAATGATAGAAGCAACTGAAACTTTGTACGCAGACACTGAGTTTGGCAAATGGTTAGATGCAATGCCAAGCAATGTTAAAACAAACTACTCAGAGTTTAGTGTCGATATGCACGGGACTAGAGTTGAAGTACTTTTCTGGATAGACGAAGCAGAATAAAACAAACGCCCTCTTCGGAGGGCAATTAATCAAAGGGAGAAAACAATGCAAAATCATTACGCAGTTAAATACATGGGTATTACAATTTATGACTTTCATGCAGACAACGATAAAGCAGCTAAACAGATAGCAGTAGATAGATTTGGTGATTACGACCTATTAGTTTGCTATTGCAATAAAGGAGTAAGAACAATAGGAGGTGCTAATGACTAGGTACTTTTACGAAGACTTTATTTACGCAAACGAAGATGTGTTAAGCAAAGCAGATAGTTTAATGGACTTATCAGAAGAGCTGCAAGATGAAGCAATACATATCTGGCTTAACAGGTTTGTAAGTTGGTATACCGATATATATCCTGCATCTTTTAATGAGGGTGTATGTAAATTAGCAACAGAGATGTTGTTTGGTAAAGCAAGGGTTCATAGTTCTTTAGTGTCAAAATTGTTTGTTGCAATGGCAGAAGATTCGCCAGACAGTGATAAAGATGATTTGTACATGAGTGAAGCACTAGGTTATGTTGATGATAAAGTGAAACTTGGTAACTTTGCAGATGTATTAAGAGAAGACATATATTTATATCTTGAGTCATCTATAACTAGTGAGCTATTCGACCAATTGGTTAACATTCAAGCGAGGTATAAATATGAAAACTTTGAAGAGTGAATGGCAAAGATTGAGAGACAGCTACCCACCCTTAGAAATACCGTATGACAAAGAAGAGCGCACACAGTTTGAAAACTGGGTTGCAGAAATGGGATTCGATGGTATTATCGAATTAAATGGAGTTGATAATGACAAAAACAAAAAGAGCAGTAAAAGAATTGAACAAGATGGCTGATAAAGAAATACTAAAAGCGCGTATTGCTGCACGTAAAGCAGAAGCGACAAAATGGCTAGAGACTGAAGTTTGCGGATACACAAGAGGAACTTATCTGCTTGGATTTCTTCTAACAGTCGTTATGCTGTTAGTAGTATTTTAAATACCCCTAGTAGCATGGAGTCTCCTCCCTCCTGATTAAGCTGGTCTGGCTCACCAGTGCTACAAAACGAGCCATTACCTACCAACATATCCCCTATAACAAAATAACAGTAATGACATTAAATAATGTCTATATAATCGCGCCTCAACTAACCAGAGGCACTAATGAAACTTATACTTATACTTACTATTATCGCGCTGTCATTCATTGCTATTGATGATCTAAAAGTCAGCACTCCAAGAGAGCCAAAAGAAAATAATCCAAAAGTTAACAAATAGTGGTATAATATGCAGTACCTGTTTATTTCTTAGAGGTGAGATATGAGGCAACTGCAATTAATAAGTCGTATACACGAATGCGAAGAGCATGGATGGAGTGATTTGCTAAACAAAGTTGATCAGGTAACGCAGAGCTTGATTGATACGCCCTGTGCTGGTACGCAAATAAAGTCTGCTTTGATGCTGTGGAGCAATGAAGTAGATGTTAGGTCTAGCAAGCTACCACCTAGCGAAGATGAACTGGCTATGAAGTTTCCTGCTATGAATCATCGTCAGTTCGGAGCAGAAGACTAAAATGCTATAATTCTCTCTATGGTAAGAATAGAGAGTGATGAAGAGCTACACGAAGCTGATTTCGATCTTATAGAAAGATTTGCTGAGGCACTTATCGACAAAGATAGAGTGATGATGCAAGAAGTTCTTTATATATTAGAAGATCGGATGTCGGCTAATTGTGTTTGCTTGGAAGTTGATTGTATCTGTGGCAGTTGGTAACGGCTATCCCACGGCTATCCCACGGATATATTATGGAGACGTTATATGCCAGTTAGTATGACGATTGACATGAGCAGCGCATTTGACATGATGAATGAGCTGGAACGCGATGCTTTTCCCCTAGCATTAACATCAGCTATGACACGCTCGATGTTCTTAATATCTAATAAATACTTAAGAAAAGAAATTGATCGCTATGTTGATGGCGGTGCAGTTCGTTTTAGTAAATCAGGAATACTCTATAAAAAGGCATCGTTGCAAAATGTTTATGCTGCCGTGTATTACAAAAAAGATAGACATTACTTAGGAACAATAACTTTTGGTGGCAAGGTTACTCCACATGATAGTGCTAACGTGCTAATAGAACCTGTAAATCAAAGGGTCAATAAATACGGTAATATACCTAGAAACTCCCTGAAAAGAAAAAAGGCACAAAAGCACTTATATTTTGTTGGCAAACCTGGCAGCAGACCCTATGGTTTGTATAGAAGATATAAGAAAAAAGCACCATCTTTAGTCATAAAACTAGATAGAAAAGAGCGCGATCAAAAAGCAATTTTTCCTGCACCACAAAGATCAAAGCGCGTATTCCATCGCATTTGGAATGAAGTCTTTTATGAAGCAATGAAATACAGATTAAACAAATCTAAATACAGACATCCGACTGGCTTCTAAGGCTATCCCACGGATATTTCTCCAGGCATGGCTATCCCATAAATATTTCCCCAGGCATTTACTATCCCACGGATATTTCAGTAAACACTTTTACCAAAGGCTATCCCACGAATATTTCCCGAGGCACGGCTATCCCACGGATATTTCTCCAGGCATGGCTATCCCATAGATATTTTATAAAACCTCTTAATCCCCCTGGCTATACCTGGTAAAGGCTATCCCATGGATATTTGTTTGAGCAGGTAAAGGCTATCCCATGGCTATCCCATGGATAGATTGTGGAGCGATTTTAGGGCGAAAAAAGGGCAAAAATAAGCAAAATTTGCAAGGTTAAAGGGGCGTTTTATAAGGTGAAAGGGTATTGATAAAGTTATCAAAAGTGTTAATATATCAGCGTTAATTAATCAAAAGGAGAAAGACAAATGAAAGCAAATTGCAAAGCAGCAGGAAAAACACTTTACGGCTTTGAGAATGTTAAATGGTATATGACTAACATTGAAGAGGCTGAAATTACTGATTGCCTTATCACTGAAGATGGGGCTTTTTGGTTTAAGCACATAAACCCTGAAAATGGTGACATCATTGTTTCAGATGCTCCTGACTATATCCACGCTGAAGATAAAGACTATTCATGTTTATTAAGTGAATGGATTGAAGAAATGGCTAAGTGGAATGTTTTATGGGTTGGGTGCGGTCATTGTGAAACGGCTAATGAAGCCTATAAATTGGTAAGGGGTTAATCATGAATAGGTATACATTTAAAGATATTCCAAATAATGAAGAGGGGCGTGAATTAATACGCCTAATGAAAAAATATCTCAATAAGGAAACTTACTCAATGCGAGTGAGGGGTCAATATCTTAAAGATGAATTAAAAGGTGGGGACTATTGGAATTTTCATACCCACGGACAAAAGACTCAGGATAGTAAATGTTTGAGGGTTTATCTTGATTCTAAGATTGAGAAAAAGACTGAGCTTTCATATTACAAGGCTGAACATAAAGCCATGATAGCTGAAAGAAGAGAATCGGACTTAATCAATAGTCTAGTAAAATTAATCAACAACCACGGGGAATAATTATGGAAACTATAAAAGAAAAAGATATGTTGCAAAGTAACGTTGATTCTATAGCAAAGAATCTTGAATGCGGTTTAACTTATGATGAATGCGGTATGACTCCTGAGTGCGATAGCTTGAAAGGATCATATCAAATAAGCGGTTTTGAATATCTTGAAGATTGTTTAGATATACAGTGGATTATTGACGGTGATAAGGACTTTATCGGAGCGCGGGTTCTTGTGGCTTTTGGTGGTCCTAATATTTGGATTGATACATTGCGTTGCACCGTTGACGGTCATTGGTGGGGTGATTCCTATTCTTGCAAATATGGCTTTGATGCAATGGGTATTGAAGAAGCATTGCGTGAATTATGGGAGTGTACTAAATGAATAACTATATTTTCGAAAAATACGTTATTGAGATGAAAGAAATATATTTGTATACAACAGCAGATGCTCAGAACCTCAGATATTTGCTTGAATCCTTTTACGGGTTAGAGCAAAGCCACGTTGAAGAAATACTGTCAACATCTAAAGAATTGATTGATCAGCATTTACACAATGCATGGCTAAGAGCAAGCAAATTAGAATTGAGATACAAGGAGGGTGAAGAATAATGTTTAAATATCCTGAAACACTACAAGAATTTAAATCGTGGTTATTAGATCTTGAATCTAGATCTCAGGAGCAAGCACCATACTTTGATGCAAGGCTATTAGATAAGATTAATCAAGTTAAAACAATTATTCAAAATTGGGAGGCTGAATAAATGTATTTAAAAGAAGATCACATGATCCCTGTTATTAATCGCATTGAACACCTGAAGCAGATTGATAAAGAAAGTAGGATCATCAAGCGGGATGAATGGATAACCGCCTTATTGGGATCAGCTTCAGCAATAGGATTAATCTTTATATTGGCGCAAGTAATCAACCAATAAACAACCAACCAACCAACGCCCCCTTAATCGGGGGCTTTTTTTTGTCTCCGATAAATAACGGGAATAATTAATAATCAAATTTTATTGCTGCTTGACTGGGCGTTAAATTTTTTGATCTAAGCGCATTAAGATTAAAAGCAATATATCTATATAGGGTAAGTCTGTTTTTAATTACAAGCCAATCCAAGGCGTTGTGCGCGATCTAGGGAAAATCAAATATAACCCGCTTTTTAGGCTATTTCAGCCACTTTACAATTTTTTGTCATAACACTAGCACCAGGTATACATTGCGCGATAGGGGGGCGCACCTATAGCAGAATCCCTATCAATGGCAGCCAAGGTACTTTGACAGCCCTCAGCCGTACTAC